AGGCGGCTCAGCAGCGGCCCGGGGCGGAAACGCTACCTCGTCAACAAGTTCGCAGTCCGGCGACGCCTTGTCATCGAGCACCGGCGGGTCGAACGCTTTCAGCGACAACAGCCGAAGCTTCGGCTACGTCTTCCCTGCGCCTGTTTACGCCACACCGTTACCGGCTAACCTGTGCCCGAAGGGTGACAGCATCGCCTGGTCGATCGGCTGGAACTTCTTCAGCTACGCCCGCAGCAGCACGCGTACCGAAATCGAATGCCTGGACAAGTGGCTCGAAGCGAATCGTCGGCCCCCGCCGCCCGAGCCACGCATCGTCATCGTTCCTGGTGAACCGATTCATCCCCCTGCCGCCATACCCCCGGCACCTGCCGAGCCGGCGCCCATCAAGAAGCCCGTAGCCAAGAAAGTAAAGTCTCCGTGCCCTGCAGGGCAGACGAAGCAATGCGTCCCGACTGGTCGCTGAACACCGCGGTTGTCGTCGGTGCAGGCCCGAGCCTCACCAGCGAGCAGCTGCTGCACGTACAGCACGCTGACTTCGTGCGCGTCATCGCGGTGAACAACGCGTACAAAATGGCGCCCTGGGCCGACGTGTTCTACGGCGGTGATTTCCTGTGGTGGAAGAAGCACTTCGCGCGCATCAAAGCCCTCAAGGTCGGCGCGCAGCTTTGGACACAGGACGGTGCTGTGGCCGAACGTTGGCAGATCAACCGCATCCGCGGCGTGAACCGAGAGGGGCTTGGCCGCCATGACATCCACATGGGTGGCAACTCCGGCTACCAGGCTGTCAATCTGGCCTTCCTGTGGGGCTGCAAGCGCATCCTGCTGCTCGGCTTCGACATGAAGGAAGGTCCGAACGGTGAGAAGCACTTCGATGGCGACCACGAAGAGCCGCTGGTGCAACGACAGACCTTTGACCAGTGGCTCTTGCGTTTCGAGAAGATGGCCACCGACCTGAAAAGCGTGGGCGTATCCGTCACCAATTGCACGCCGGGGAGCGCGTTGAAGTGCTTCCCGGTGGCTGACATCAGCGAGGCTTTGCGATGACCAAAGAAGAAGTCGCCGTCTACGAGATCGTCAGTTCGCCCTTTCGCTTCCTGTTCAACATCGCGTGGACGCAGCCGATCTTCGGCCGTTGGTTCGCGGCGCGTGTCAACGCGAAGTGGGATCGGTACCAGGCCTTCTTGCGGAGGAATCCGCAGTGAAACTCGCTGTCCTCAACATCCGCCAAGAGCCGTACTACCGGCGCAACGCTTTCGAGCAGGGGCTGAAGCGGCTTGGCTACACGCTGATCCCGCAGCCTCCTGCACGGCCTGAGCTCAGCCGCGATAGCCTGCTGATCTCCTGGAACCTCAAGCGAGGCGCTGAAGAAGAGGCGGCACGTGACTGGGAACGCCGCGGCGGCACAGCTATCGTGGTCGAGAACGGCTACTTGCAGAAGATAGACAAGTCGCGCTACGCCATAAGCACGCACGGCCACAACGGCTCGGGCTGGTTTCCTGTAGGCGACGAGGACCGTTTCACGTCGCTGGGCTTCGCGTTGAAGCCATGGCACGAGAAAGGCACGGAGATCTTGGTGCGTGGTCAGCGCGGCATCGGTTCAAGCATCATGGCCAGCCCGCCGCAGTGGGGCGAGAAGATGACCGAGAAGCTACGCGCACGAGGCGCGAAAGTGCGTTTCATCCCACACCCAGGCAACTTGGCGCCACGGGTGCCTGAAGACGAAGACCTGAAGAACGCGAAAGAGCTCCACATCTGGTGCAGCGCGATGGGCGTGCGTGCGCTTGTTGAAGGCGTACCGGTGAAGCATCATGCACCGTACTGGGTGTGTGGTCTCGCCTGCGCCATGGGTGCCCGTGAAGCAGCGTTGCATGAGATGTCGCACGGACAGTGGCACTTCGAGGAGATCGCCACGGGCGAGCCGTTTGCGCGCATGGCCGTCAAAGACTGGGGGCCTCGGTGGCCTTGACGCTTCATCCTGTCGCCGGCAAGTTGAAGTCGGTGGTCATCTGTGACGCCTTCGCTGCCGGCGCACCGAAGAACGCAGAGGGTGACGTGTTTTTCGGAGTCAACGACAGCAACGTGGCGGCCTATCGTCGCGCGCTCAGAGAAGGCCACGACTGGTACTACATCGACAACGCGTACATCGACAAGTGGCGTGGCACGTACTTCCGGGTCACGAAGAACGCGCTGCAAGTCGACATCCGAGACAAGGCCTCTGACGGCAAGCGCTTCGCTGCTCTGGGTGTGCCCATCAAGGATTGGCGCAAGACGCCAGGAGCACGGATCCTGCTGTGCGCGCAGTCTGAGTCGTTCATGCGAACGGCAGTCGTCGGGTATCGAGGCACCTGGGTCGACAACGTGTTGACGCAGCTGGAGAGTTTTCCACACCACTACCCGATCCGCGTGCGCCCGTGGAGTCCCGACAAGATCAAAGTGAGCATCGCCTTATTGGATGAACTGCCGGAACTCCACCTACTGGTCACGCACTCTTCGGCCGCAGCTATCACAGCGCTGCTCGAGGGTGTGCCAGCCATCAGCGAAGCCGGCGCAGCACACCACTTGACAGGCAAGTTGACGCGCGAAAGCGTGGAGAACCCACCCCAACCTGCAGGCCGTGAACACTTCGCTGCTGTGTTGGCCGACAATCAGTTCACTCTCGCGGAATTCAAGAAAGGCTTGGCATGGCGACACCTCAACCCGTGAAAGAAGGCTGGTTCCACACACCGGGTCGCCCGGGTGATCGGCGCCTCGACCAACAACTGACCGGTCTCTATCCAGCGCTTGCCTATTGCGTCAACAAATCGATTCTCGATGTGGGTTGCGCAGAAGGCCTCATTTCGCACTCACTCGCCGAACGCGGTGCTGCTGCCGTTCATGGCTTGGAGATCGTGCCAGGGCACGTCGAGGTAGCCAACAAATTTCGTGGAGATCTCCCCTGCACGTTTGAAGTGGCAGACGTCAACGACTACGTGCCGGTGCGACGCTACGATATCGTGCTTCTGCTGGGGATCCTGCACAAGTTACGCGATCCAAGTGCTGTGTGCCGTCGATTTGCTGCCGCGGCACGATCGATGGTCGTCATACGCTTGCCACCCGTCCGAGCACCATTCATCGTTGACCCCCGATCCGACAATCGGCCCCACGACATCGAAGCCGTCATGGATGACGCCGGCTTCAAACGCATGAGCGTCGGTTGTGGGCACTTCAACGAGTGGGTCGGCACGTATAGGAGAAAAGTGCTGTGAGGGAAGCCCTCATCCCCCTGTATCGCCAGATGGCGGCCGAAGGCCTGAACTTCATGGGCCTGTCGATCCTTCAGCATGCTGAAGTCATCGGCACGCTGGTCAAACGTCACGGCGCCCGCCGGCTGCTCGACTATGGTTGCGGCAGAGGGGATGCCTACCGCGAGCCACACTTCCTGCACCGCAAATGGAAGCTTCGGTGGTTCGATGTTGAACTGTACGACCCCGCGTTCCCTGAGACCGAAGAGAAGCCGCATGGCAAGTATGACGGGGTGCTGTGCAGCGATGTACTCGAGCACGTCTACGAAGACGAGCTCGATGCGCTGATCGAAACGCTCTTCGCGCATGCTCGCACTTTCGTGTGGGCTTCGGTGTGCTGCCGTGAAGCGAAAAAGTTCTTCCCCGACGGTGTGACGAACCTGCATGTCACGGTGAAACCAATGGACTGGTGGCGGGCAAAGTTCCAAGAGCACTCGCTGAAGAACCCGGAGTTGTCGGTGTACTTGACGGAGACGCCGTGATGGGAATCGGTGATGCGATCATGGCCGCGGGCGAAGCGCGCGTGCTGTACGAACAGCAGAAACTACCAGTGCTGATCACCGGCATCGACGGCCGTCCACGGTGGTCTGAGGTGTATGAGGGCAACCCTTACCTGATCAAGTGGAATCAGCGCGCACGCCGGCACGTTCGGATGGTCAACGGCCCACACGCGCGACCCTATATCGCCGGCAAGACTGCGAAGCAATGGGAGTGGAAGCCCTACCGTCCCAAGCTGGCTGAAGTCTTTCTCACCGACACCGAGAAGGCTTTCGCCGAGCCATACCGTGGCCTGATCATGATCGAGCCCAACGGCAAAGCCATCGGCCACAACAACAAGTTGTGGTTGTGGGATCGGTGGGAGCAGTTGGTGCAAGGTTCGACGCTGAAGTTCGTGCAGTGCAACTACGGCCCTGGTGGGGGATTGTTGGGCGTCACCAACGTGGTGACGCCAACCTTCAGGCATGCCATGGCCGTACTGTCGGTCGCCAGGGCCTTCGTGGGCATCGAGGGCGGCCTCATGCATGCCGCGGCCGCATTGGGCGTGCCTAGCGTCATCCTGTGGTCCGAGTTCATCAGCCCGGAGATTACTGGCTACTCGCACTTCAAGAATCTGCGGCACGCCGGCAAGCCTTGCGGCATGCGCGTCGACTGCGCCGGTTGCCGTAGATCGATGGAAGCGATCACCGTCCTCGAGGTGGCGCACGCATTGGGGAGTCTGCTATGAATGTCTACCAGGTGAGCGTTGAAGAGTCTGCTAACCGTTTAGGAGACTTCTGCCGCCTCTCCCTGCGTCTGGCACGTGATGCTGAGGCGCGGTTCAGCCCCAGAGCGCGCATGCTGCAGATCACGTTTGTGTTGGGCGAGCCCGCCCAAAGCGTCGCAGCACTGCTGCGGCGCTTGGCTGATGAGCTGGAGAGAGCATGAAGCACGCATTAACCAGAGAAGACATACGCATCATCCGGTATGCTTTCAAACGCTACGAAGACGAGACATTCGCGGGTTCTTCAGGAGACCTATTCGATGAAGAAAGGTACGCGATGCGCGTGGCGTTACGTCATCTTCCGAAGATGAAAGACCTGCCAGAAGAAAAGGTTCTTGCCACCTATACCTGCGAGGTAAGGCGCAGCGATCTTCTCGCGTTTCGTAAGTGGAAACAGAAAAGAGGTTTGGAAGAATGAAGCAAGTACACGGTTGGTGGTTCCCAAACCACGAGTTGCATCTTCCGGTGTGGATGGACCATCCGAAGAACAAGCTTGTGCTCAACGGTCGGCAGGCATATCAGGGCAAGAAGCAACTCGCTGCGCTCAAGTACGTCAAGCAGCACCGCGTGGCCCTCGACGTCGGTGGGCACATCGGCCTGTGGTCCTACAACCTGGCGCACGAGTTCGCGGCCGTCATCGCCTTCGAACCGGTGGCCGAGCACCGTGCGTGCTTCGAGAAGAACATGCAAGGCGTCGGCCAGCATGTCCATTTGAAAGCCTTGGCGCTGGGTGCTGAAGCCGGCAGCGTGTCGATCGTCACCGAAGCCGGCAGCAGCGGCAACTCGACGGTGAAGGGCAAGGGTGACATCCCGATGGTCACGCTCGATAGTCTCGAGATCCACAACGTTGATTTCATCAAGATCGACTGCGAAGGGTACGAAGAGAACGTGTTGCGGGGTGCCGTCGAGACGATCGAAGCCTTCCGACCCGTCGTCATCGTGGAGCAGAAGCGCGACATGGCTTCACGCTTCGGCTTGCCCATCCTCGGCGCGGTGGACTTCCTCAAAACGTTGGGGTACCGTGTCGCGGAAGAGATCTCGGGTGACTACATCATGGTGCCGACATGAAGGTCTACATCGGCTACGATCCTCGCGAGCACGAAGCCAGCGTTGCCGCTGTCAAGTCCCTACTTAAAGTCACTAACGGCAGAGTCGAGCCTGAGCTCCTGTGTTTGCCCAAGCTGTATGCCCAAGGGTTGCTGACGCGCGTGCGCGACGAGCGAGGCTCACGTGACTACGATCTCGTTTCCAATGCGCACTACAGCACGCGCTTCAACATCAGCCGCTTCTTGACCCCGATTCTGTGCCAAGGGGATTTCGCTCTCTTCGTGGATTGCGACGTCGTCTTCGTGCGCGATCCGCGCGAGATGTTGGCCACAGTCAACGAACGGTATGCTGTCAACGTCGTGAAGCACGAGCACCTGCCTACGCGCACCGTCAAGATGATGGGGCAAGCGCAGAACATGTACCGACGCAAGAACTGGTCGAGTGTGATGCTCTTCAATTGCAGCCATCCCGCCAACCATCGGCTCACGTTGTGGGATGTGAACCATCGGTCACGTGAGGAGTTGCACAACTTCTACTGGCTGCACGACGATGAGATCTGTACTCTCACTCTAGCCTGGAATTGGCTTGTCAACGAGCAACCCAAGCCTGACAATCTCGGCATCGCGCACTTCACCAACGGAGGCCCTTTCAACGAGGGCTGGCCAGGTGCTCCGCACGATGATCTGTGGCTTAAAGCAAGGGGTTGATCATGGCCAAGAAGTGGATTGCGGGTGCGATCAAGAACCCAGGCGGTTTGCACCGCGCGCTGGGGGTGCCGGAAGGCAAGAAGATCCCGAAGGGAGAAGTCGCCGCGGCAGCCAAGCGGCCGGGCAAGGTGGGCAAAGAAGCTCGCCTGGCGCAGACCCTGGGCAAGATGCACAAGAAGTGATCTAGCGCGGCCAGGCCGCTAGAAGCGCTCGCACGGCGTCGCCGTTATCTTCAGCGTCTCTTGTACGGTCTGCATCAGACTGCAATGCTTTTGCCAGTAGGCCCCCGAGGGCAGCGGCGCGGCTACTGCAGGCGGCGACGGTATCTTCGGTGGGGCCACCACTACTGGCGGCATAGGCGGCGAGTTGGTCGCGCAGCTTGTCATTGCCAGCCCGAGCAGCAGCCAGAGCAGCAGCATTCTTGCGTTGTGATGCGTTGTACTCATTCTGCGCTTGCTCCTTGACGGCGGCCATCTGTTGCTCGAGCTTACGGTACTTCTCGGTTTCCTTGGAAGCCGTTTCTGCCGCCTCCGCGCGGGAAACAGCCCAGGCCTTCTGAACTTCAGCAAGGTGTACCTCCGCGGTACGCAGCCGAACGGTCTGAACGCCGATGATGGACAGCAGTACAGCGGCGACGATCAACGGCCCGGCGAGCCGGGCCAACAAGCCGGCGAACACCTTCAGCCGCCACTGACTTTGTTCTTGAACTCCATCAGCTTGGCTTGTGCCGCTTCACCGTACTTGGTGCCGACAGCGTCGAGCAATGCGGCCTCGTTGGGCCACCGCTTCTCGGCGTACTTACGCACCACCCAGCCGGCGCCGCCACCAAGAACGAAAACACCGAGACCCTTCAGGCTCAAGAGCAGCCCGAAGAAAGCCGAGACGAGGGTCCATTCCATGTCGATCTCCTAGAGTGCGCCGCAGCGCGTTACGAAAACTTCGCGTAGGCAGCAGCGAGTTTAACGTCGTACTGGTTCGCCGCATAGCCCGGCCCGTTGTATGCCTTGGCAAAGTCCGCCCAGCGCCGATCGCGCAACTCATCGGCCAGGCCACGGTGCTCAATGAACTCGATGAAGGCCATCAGGTGCTCGTGCTCGCCGAGGGACAACGAGTGAACGAATTCATCGACACTGGTGAAGCCGCACATCGGAAAGTTGAAGCCCATGATCTGGAACTTCCCGAAGCTGGTCGACAGCAAGGCGGCCACGGGATCGAGCTCCACGGCAGCCTTCAGCCGGCAGTGCTCGGCGAACTGGTTCGCGCCGTAGAACTTCCGTGTCCACACCGGATAGCTCAGCGTCGGGTGCGTCACATCGAAACGGCCTTGTGTGTAGCGATGGAAGTGGTGGCCTTCGAAGAGGATCTTCAGGCTGTCGTCGGCGTTGAAGCCCCCACCAGACGACTCGACTTCGGCCACCGCTTTGATGGCTGCTACGTCGCAACCCAAGGCGCCGGCAGCCTCTTCGTAATCCGAGTCGATGAGCACGGGCTTCACGGTGCCTTCTCCGTTGCTGGTGGGGCGCCATCAGGTACACCGTACTTGTGCTGGATGAAAGCTTTGCCTGAAGCCGTAGCGCACCAGAAACCCAAGTACGTCAAGTACGCTTCGGTCACGATGTTTGGTAGCGCGAAGATGATGATCGTCAGCACCGCGGAAGAAACTACCCAGGTGCCTATCGTGAGAATGCGTTCACTCGAAGCCTTCCCTTGCGCATCCAGCAAGACTTCAGCGATGTTGAAGGCGGGATCCTTTTGCGCGCGTGCGATCAGCACCCACATCAGGAACACTGCCAGGCCCATGATCAGCAAGGGCATCATGACACCCACCGTCAGCGATGACACCAGTGCCTCCAGGTAGCCTGGCACTGTCATGCTGGCTGCTGGCGCGCTGGTCGTCACCAGTTCGGTCAATGCTTTTGCCGCTTCGCTCATCGCGTTCTCCTGACCTGCGCATCAACAGCGCGTTGAAGCCACTCCACCTGCTCGTCGTTCCGCTTCTGCTCTTCGGGCGAGTAGCCCACACGTTTGTGGGCGTGCTTCCCCGGCCGGTAGGGAACCTGGTAGTTGAGCGGTTTGGGCTTCTTGCGCTCCACTTTTGACTCTCAATGCCCTTGGCCTTTCAGCCACGTTGCGAGTAGCGCCCAGCCACCGATGTAGTAGATGATCATGCCGACGCCGACGATGAAGATGGCCTTGCGGAACAACGCGCCGATGAAGTTGAAGGTGAACCTGCCAGCTTGGCGCTGCGCACCATCCTTCATCGCGCTGAAGGCTGCATCCCACGTTGCGGGGTCTTCGACGACAGTGCGAATCCCTTTGGAAATTGCTTGCTCGATCATTTCGGACATCCCTCGCTCAATTGCATCTTGGCGTAGCTTCAGGAAGATGATCTGTTCGCTCGCGGCCTCACGTTCCTCGTCCACTTCCACCTCCAAAGGCCATCAACTTTTCTGAGCGCATTTGACCGGTATTTTTCTCCGGGTTCAGCATGTCGTTGAGTGCCTTCAGGATCGGCGCATCTGAGCGCAGACCGACGGTGTCTTTGATGTGCGCGAACATCTCGGTGAGCCATTGTCGCGCTTGCGCACGCCAAGAGCCTCGGCCAGTGAAGCGTTCGTGCATGATACGCGCGCCATTGACAGCCCAGAACTCGGACGGGTCAACGTACTGGTAGAACTCGTTGGGGTCGATCACTTCATCTTTGACGACTTGGCGAACACGCGTCTGGGCTTCCGTGTCCCCGCGCGCGGCCTTACGCATGTCCTCGAGCGCTGTTCTCTGCTCCGGCGTCGCCTTGGCCATCGCGTCATCGCGCGCACGCTCCCAAGCACGACGGATCCCCTCCTGCACCGCTTCCGGCATCATGCGCTCACTGTGATGCAGGACTTCATGCATTGCGGTGCGGGGATTGTCCTTGCCCTGAACGAGCGTGATGATCTGCGAAGCAGAGTTGTAGCTGCCCTTGGCGATGTTGTCGGCCCGCGCTTCAAGACTCTGGACCTTCAACCCCTCCATGACACCATCGACGCCGCGGGCCAGATTCGGATTCTTCCCGAGCGCCCACAAGGCAAGCGCAGCACCATCCTTGTCGATCGTGCCTTTGGCAGCACCATCTTCGAGGACCTTGCGCACTGCAGCGAGTCCGCGCCCACTAGGCGGCGGCGCTTCCTTCAACTGCGTGCGCTGTTGCTCGCGCATGAAGGCTTCATCGATCTTCGGCAACGCGATGTCTAGAGCTTCATGCCCCCCTGCAGTTTCGGTAGGCTTACCACCATTGGCGGCTGCGGTGCTGCCACCCCCGGCTTCTCGCTCGCCTTGTCCGCCGGCAGGCGCAGTTTGGCTGCGTTCGGTTCCGGTCGCTGCAGCGCGGTTGGCCCCGGATTGTTCGCCGGTGGCTGCAGTTGCGCCAGCGGCTTGGACATTGGCAGCGGCAGGCTCTTGGCCAGCGCCAGCAGTTTGCTTGGTTTGAGCATCATTGGACTCACCTTTCTCGATGATCGCTTCAATCGCTTTTGCGTAGCGTGCAGGGCTGCTCTCGTGCTTCTTGGTCAACTGCTCGACGGCTTCTGGATCGATCCGGTGCGCTAGGGAGACCCGCTCGACCAACTTGGCGTTCTCGGTGCCGTGCTGCTTGCCGATGGCTTTCACCGCGGCGTCGTACGCCTTGGTGTTGGGCAGTTCCTTGACTTCAGGCACCGGAATCGGCTCGGGCTTGGGCTCGGCCGCCTTTGCCTGCTGTTGGCGCGCTAGCGCCGCTTCAGGCGTCTGCATGGCTGCGCCGGTGGCCGCGGTAGCACCAACCTCTTTGGGAGCGCCTGCGATCATCGTCTCGGGCAGATCCGGCCGGCCGGGGACGGCAGGAATTTGCAGCCCCTGGCGCAAGTCTTTGGCCGGGCCTGTCGTCGGCCGTGGTTCACCCAGCGCTGGCACCAAACCTTCAGCGGGAAGCGCTTCCACAGCGGGCCCAGGCGAGGCACCAGGCGTCGTTTCCCAGTTCGGCGTCAGGTCGCCCAGCGGCCCGGGTTCCGGCGCAGCCTTGGGCGCCTGGTTGACACCCAGACTGGTGGTGGGCTCGGCAGGAGCGGCCGCAGGTTCTGGCGCCTTGGGCGCAGCTTTCAACGGCTTCCCACCAGCCATGCGCTTCTGCGCGAATTCACTGCCCAACAATGCTCGCGCGGCTGGCCGAGCGAAGATCGCTGCCCCTCCCGCAAGCGCCGAGGGAGCGTGGATTAGCGCGCCGAGTACGATGTCGTGGAAGGTGGGCCCGGTAGCGCCGGAGCGACCCTTCTTCTGCGCCAGACCTTCGTCACCGAACTGCTTCGCGAACTGAGCAATCTGAAGCGCTTCGCCTGTCAGCGGCACGCCTTTGTCCAAAGCACGCCCATAGACTCTCGCATTCACCTCGCCCGGTTTGCCATCCATGGCATCGTCGAGCAGGTATGTCTTGGCGATGCGCACACGCGCAGCACGGTACTTGTCAACAGCATCAACGAGTTCTGGGTCTCCCCCTGCATTGGCCATCTTGCCCAGTGCACGATCCATCGCGTTGTCGACAGCCGAAGAGGCTGCGCGGTAATCCACACCCAGCTTTTTGTCGCCGGCACGGAAAGCCTTGTCGGCTTCGTTGCGCAGATCCTTCACCACTTCGATCGCTGATGAGGTGCTCACCTCTTCTTTGCGCAGCCCTTCAATCTTTTTGATGATCGGGTTGTCTGCGAGCTCCGGGAAGTCTTCCGCAGCTTTCAACCGGGGGCCGATGATGGCATCAAGATCTTTGCCATACTGGCTATCGAGCTCGAACTTACCCACGTCCTTGACGGCGGCGTAATCTTGCCCTGCTTCCTTGCGGATCGCTGCAGTGGCCTCGGGTGTAGCTGGCACATCTTCAGGCAAGCCAACATCTGCGCGCGCTAGACGTGCAGTATTCTCGGCATTGTGCGCTGAGAGTTCTTGCGCTAGCCGTGGTGCCCCTGCAGCCGTCTCGGCCACACGTGCTGCCACTCCTGCTTTCGCCGCCTTCGGTGAAAGCTTATAGCCCGCATCGTAGGCAGCGCGAATGCCCTCGAGTTCAGGTTGTGCGAGTTTTTCTTTGGCTACTGCGGCAGCAACCTTCGTCGCAGCAGCGGCAGTCTGCGGGCGCAGTGTCCCGGTTTCTTGCGCTGCACGCGCCACAGTACCTAGCCCTTTGCCAAGCATGCTGACCTCGGGGCCAAGACCCATGAGCGCAGGCCCGTGTGTCGCCAGTGCTTCCCCGACGGCACCGAGTTGCTCCTGCCCGCTTTCCGTCCGTGGTGCATACGTTCCTGCTTGCATGCCTGTGAGGAAAGCTTGTTCAGCTCCCGGACGCTTTGAGATGTCCTTGCCTTGCAATGCATTGGCGAGCCTAGCGCCGATCTCGTTGGCCACACCGAGAATGCCGCCGGCCATCCCTGTGGTGCCGCCTGAAAGTACGGACAACCCTGTTTCAACGCTGCCGAGAATCGTGTCCAGTGGCCCAGGTTTAGGCTTCGCAGCCTGCGCCTGCGCTTCTGCCTGTACGCGCCCTGCCGCTTCCGGTTCTTGAGGGAGCTGGAAACCTGTGCCGGGAGTTCCTTGCGGCGCAGCAGCCGCAGGGCTTTTCTTGGTGTAGTTCTCCCACGGTGGCCGTTCAGCCGCTGTCGGTTGCGACTGTTTTTGCGCTTCGGCTACCAGGAGAGCACGTCGCTGAGGGTCGTGCTCTCCTGCGATGGCGTCGTACAGATCCCCAAGATTCTGCGGGCCCTTCTCGTAAGCATCGCTGCGTGCTCGTTCTTCAGGTGTTTCCACCGCAGCCAAGCGCAACCCCGCCATCGCAGGATCTTGTCCTGGAGAGGCTTGGTACGCTTCCCACGGGCCGGCCATCACTGCACCCGTTCCCAGCTATTCTGGTCGCCAGGATCACCACCCTTGAAGCGGTAACCACTCTGCACGGCGCCGACTTGCGGAGCTGCCGATGCAGCAGAAGTGGTCGCGGCGGTCACTGAAGTGCCACGGCCACGACCGAGAGCACGCATCTTGTCGGTGACACTCTGGAGTGCCTCGTTGCCAGCATCACGACCGTTCTTGGCCTCGGTGCGCATTACGCCGATGATCCCGCGGATCTGCGTTGGCGTCATGTCGGCATTAACGAGCTTGTCGCCTGTCGCTTGCGATTGCACGTGCAACTGTGCATTCGACATTGGCGACGTCAGCACTCGTTGGTGCTCACGTGACAAGCCGATGAGCGTAGCTTGCAAGTTGGTGAAGTCAGTGTCGCCCAAGGCCGAGCGAAGGGCGTTGATCGGCTTGTTGAGGATTGGCGCTCCACCTTTGGCTGCGCCCTTGTCGAGCAAGTCTTCGACCAGTTTGCCTTGCTTATCCAGCGTGCTCTGCAGCTGCTCGACAGCAGTGACGTACTTCTGCCGATCGCGCATTGTCGCGCTCAAAGCAACCTGTTGTGCGTGCGTTGTGCCAATGTCTTGTGGCTCGAGCCCCATCTCTTTGGCAAGTTGGGGAACACGCCGCTTCACTGCTTCAATTAAGCCGCTGCCACCCTTGCTGCGCGCAAGACCGATCTGCCAGGTCCGATCACCTGCGATGACGGCTTTGGCCCAAAAGTCGACTGTCTCCTGGTCTCCGGCGCCTTTGCCGACACTCCCCGCGCCAACAGACAAGGACCCCGGTTCTGCTTCTGCACCTCTCACGCCAAGCGCGGCAACACGTTTAGCTGCGGCCTTGTCTTCAGGACTCAGTGAAGAGGAATCGATGTCGGCTATTTTTTGTGCGAGGGGGCCGAGCTTCTCAGGCTTCTCCAAGTTCGGCATCACGCCAATACTTTGCAGGTACTTGACCGAGGTTTCCAGATCCAATCCGTTTTCTTTGGCGTACTGCTGTGCCGTAGCAAGATTCTGGGCGAGCGGACCTACAGGTTTCGGCGCTTCAGGCATCTTGCCACCGGTGGCATAGAACGCATTCAGGAAGTTTTGCGGCACGGGGCCTGCATCTTTGACGCCTTGCTGCAGCTTCGCTTGCGCATCGGGATGCGACAGCGCTGTGGCGAGCACACCCATCTGCCCGATTCGATCCATCGCTTCCTGCATGCTGATGTGCGCAACAGGATCATTCGGGTCGGTGGAGCGGTTCTCGGTGATCGGAGCGTCATAGTGACCTGTTGCACCGGGAGGGGCGCCGTACTGTGCCTGCTCGTTCGACTGCATGCGCTGAGACTCACCCACACCGGCTTGCGTGTCACCCTTGCCAACGAAGACACGGACGACCGGAGTTACCTTGGCATTGCTCGCGTCTTGCGGCGCTCCTTGCGCCGCGGAGGCATCTGGAGGCGCTGGTAGTAGTTTGACGATCTGTTTCCCGACGATGACGCCACCATGCGGACTGGGTTGCCCCACCCCGACTTTCAACTCAGGCGCGAAGAGACCGTTCACCGACTTGAGCAGCAAGCCTTCGTTGCTGGGGTCATTCATCGCGGCATGCCAGTCATCGAGTTTCTGCTGGATGGGCATCTTGCCATCCGACCCCGCGATGTAGTCCGTCACCGGCGCGCGCGTGGTGGCCGTCACGGCTTGAACCAATTTTGCGGGCGGAATGCTTGTGAGATCCAGTTGCCCTGCCTTCGCTTTGGACGCGATGTCCAGCCCTTCTTGCTGGTACTGCTGCGCAGGACCGACGAGTTTCTGCAAGAGTGCATCACGCGTTGCCTTCACTTGCGCTTGGCGCTGCGTGTAGCTTGATTGAACCTCCTGGGGGATGTTTTCTGCTGAGCCGTACTGTCTCAGGTACCCAGCACCTTCCGTTGCCAGGTCACCGAGTTGCATGTTGCTGGCTGCCAAAGCTTCATGCGTCTGCGAAGTGTCGGTCAAGCGATCCTCGCGGGCCTGCCGGCGAGCTTCGGCATCTTGCGCGCGCTGGTCGGCGGCGGCTTGCCGCTCATTCAGTAGTTGCTGCTGTTGGCGGCGCTCATTCGCAGTGTCGACGTCCATGCCGAGGCGAACACCGCTCTCGAGCGAGTTCGCCAGCGCACCGCCAACACTGTAGTGCGAGGGGCCGATTCCGTAACCAGAAGCCATCAAAAGAGCCCTCCAGCGAGCGCACCGAGCGCACCGCCTATCAACGAACCCCAAGGCCCAGCAGCGCTACCGAACTGAGCACCAGCCAAGGCGCTGCCGGCCAGGCTGCCGACAACGGTACCAAGGGACTGGTTGCCTTCTCTCGCAGCTGCTTTTTGCCGTGTGTTGAAGACATTGCGATCTTCTTCTTGTTTCGCAGCTGCTCCCATCAGGCTTGTGGCTTCCTGTTGCTGGCCTTGGCCGTAGCTGGCCAATGATGCGCCTACGCCAAATGCCATATCAAACGCTCCCCTGCGGCGCTGGATTGCCGATGATCGATTGCTGCCGTTGTGTCGTCAGTTCGCGCGCAATGTTCTGCCCCTGCACATCGGCCAGTGATCGCGCCAGACCAGTCTGCCGCTTGATGTCCGTCTGCTCTTCGGCCGTTGGCGTCACGCCCATGCCGCGCAAGCGCCGCTGCGTGGCACCTTCTTGCGCATCGAAAGCTCGGTTCACATCCATGCTTGCGTTGGCCATCGCTTTGTTGGCAACGGTTGGATCGGTGGCGTACTGGATCAGTTGGTTCTCGATCGGCACGAACGTGCTGACGTACTGCGCCCACTGGGAACGCGTCATGGCCGAGTACGACTGCGAAGCATAGTCCTTTGCCCCGGGGTCGATACCGAAGGGGTTCTGCTGCACCCCACCACCGAGCGTGCCGCTGAGTCCTGACGTCACACCACCGACAGGCATGTCATCCTCCCGGGTTAAACGCTGAGATGTTGTTGATCCGAGTACCACTTGGGTTGATGCTTTGTCCTACCGCACCCCCAGCGCCGTTGTTGCCTTGCAGGCCTTTGGCCCACTGCTGCAAACCGAAACCTCCCAGTGTGCCAACCATGCCGGCTTCACCGATGCGGTTTTGCAAGGATGCCGACGCATCGGCTTGAGCTTGTCGGCCGCTTTGCGCTGCCTGGTCGGCCAGTTCACCGCTCACTGCGGCGCGTTCGCCTCGACCTGTGGCCATGAGTGCGGATAACCCTTGGGTGTACGCCTGATCAATCTGCTGATCGGCGATAACGCCGCCCAGGCCTGTGGCTGCGGCACGATCAGCGCCCATGCCGGCCTCAGCCGTCGTTGCTCTGGCTGAGCCAGGCAGCGCGCCGGTATTCGACAGGCCTTTCTCGAGTGCACCTTGTGCACGGCCGAATTGGATCGCGGTGTCAGTCGAAGCCTTGCCGGCGGCGAGTTCACGCGCAGCGGAGCCTGGTTTGCCCATCGCTTCGATCTGGCTGGCCAGATGCTGCTGTACCGGCAGCCAACGCTGCTGGTAGTCAGCAAACAGTTGCGTTGCGTGCTGCGCCATCGCACGTTGCTGTGGCGTTTCACTTTGCTCTGCCGGCTTGCCCATTCACTTCTCGCTCGAAAGCCACATATCGCAAACTCCACTCTGGCCCCAGGGCATGCTCCAATCCCCTACGTGCAGTGAAGCACACAATCTTGTGTGCCCCGAGCTCACGGGCAATGGCATCTAGGTGCTCATCGTTTCGTTGGATGGCTCCGTGCTCCCCCCACGAGGCTCCAAGCCTCACGAAGAGTTCGGTTCCGCGTCCGTACCGATCGGAAATCAAGCTCAAGACCAGCACTGCATCGTCTGAGACGAGGCACAAAGCCCCGCCGCTGCGGCAGGTCTGGCGTAAGTGCTCACCCTCATTATCACTCGGATCGGCCTTGAGGGCTAGGGGCTTGATCCGGTGCCACTCCTCATCGATGTTCGCAATGTGAAACGGCGTGCCGGAGATCATGCCCGCACCCAGCCATTGAAGCCTGCTGCCAGCAGCGTCACGCTGGTTTCGTTGGCCAACGTGATGCCGCTGAGGGTATCGTCGATGCTCTCTCCGGATTGCGGTTGGATCGTCACCACAGGGTCAGGCCCGATCGCGCTACCGGTATCGTGCCTGTGGATCGTCACGACCGCAGTGTCGGCGCCGGCCAGCGAAGACGCGGCCAAGGTAATCGACAGCGCGCCGGCAACTGCGTTGACTTCCACCAGACGGGTGTTGATCGACAGCGTTGCATCGAGGGCAACGTACTCGCGGCCGCGGTTCCAGTGATCGTTGAGCAGATCCTTGACGAGCTCATAAGTGATGGGTAGGTACCGCAGGTAGGCATCATCCACTGCAGAGGCAAAGGGTCGGTCGAGCAGCGCCGGCCAATCTGGTGCCAGCCACAAAGCGCCCGTGGTGATAGCCACGCCTACAGGGACTGCCGTGGCTTCGTAGTTCGGTGTCTGCGTCAGCGCACCGAAAGAGGCGTAAACGGCCCGGCCAACGCTGAAGACCGCACCAGGAATGGCCAAAGGCCCCCGTCGTTGGATGGTGACAGCCGTACCGGCGCTCCCTCCATTCAATGCGATGCCGATGATCCCGAACATGCGGTTCGGATCGCTGGGGTCTGCCATCTCGCAGGAGTTCGCTCCTACAGCTAGTACGGGGGCGAACTGAGTAATTGCTTCAGCTGCTGTCAAAGAGACCGTGTCCGCAGTGCTTGCGTTCTCCAGCAACCGGACACGCGTAGCGAGTGCTGCCAACTGCGTGCGAAGATCGCCAATCTGCGTAGTCAGCTGATTGACTTGCGCGATCGATGCACCGACAACAGCCGAAGACTCGATCTTCTCGATGCGTTCACGGATGTTGTTGATCGTGACCTGCAACGAACGCAATTCAAGCGCACGCGGCGTGGGGATCGCTGGCGCGCCTAGCGTGGCCATCAGGTCACCTCTTCGATCATCTCCGCGACCTGGATTCGGCGCACACGTGATGTGCCGATCAGTTCCAACTCGTAGGTGACGTAGGCGTCGAGTGTCGGCAAGGTGAACTCAAGTTGCGAGAGCACTGCAGTCTCGAAGATGACGACGCCGTTGCCGTACAGCCGCAGCACGAGATTGGAGTAGTCGTCGGCCTGCACCTGGCAGTATTGCGGCGCAGCAGGTCGTGACAAAAGGTTCAACTTGCCTCGCCACTGGTAGACCAGGTGGCTCGTCTCGTCACCATCGAACAGCACGATGGTTGTGGTGTCCGCGAGCGGTGCTGTGCTCGGCAACACCAAGTAAACCTCGGCAGGCTCGTTGACTTCATCCAACACGAGATACAGCTTGTCGGTCAGCGGCGGAGCATGCGCAGCCTTCGCGTGATAGCTCAACGCGATCAGGCCGAAGCCGGAAGCCTTCATGTCGAGTGCGTACCCACCTGCCATCAGGGCCACCAAGGAGAAAAGCCAGAAGGTACAGGATACGTGAATTGCCCCGCGTGGTTGTGCAGTGTCAGCGTTAGCGTCCCGGTACTAGAGGTGCTGACCGTCGCTCCAACATAATACGTTGTTGCTGGAACAAGAGAACCAACGCTGATGGGGTCAGTGTCCGTGGCGGGATCCCCCGTCAACCACACACCGTTGACTGAAATCCATGCTTCTTGCGTGTCGAAGTTCACTGCAAAACCGATGACATCCCCTGCACTCAAGGCTGCTGCTGGGGTGTTAATGAAAGACCCAAATTCGTAGTAGTCCCCGAGAGTCGAAAGAGCGATCCCGTTATCCGACACGCCGTTTGAGGAGTTGGCCGGGTTGTCTGAAGTGATTCCAATGAAAGACTGCGCGCTGATGACGTCGCACACGACTTCAACGTATCTTTTCCCCGCAATAACGGGGTTGACGGAGACAACGTTTCGGTTGGTCATGGACCACCTCCACCAGTCACCACTGTAGTCACGGTGAAGTTGGCATTAGAGAAGGCCCAAGCACCCACTTCATTCGCGTCATTCCAGCCACTCGGCGCAGCCACGGTGCCATACCAGAAGTGGTACACATCATCGTGCGCGATGCCCAAGATCGTCTCGGGCATCAAGGCCTGCCACTGGTGTCGCGTGAAGACCGTCTCGGTCAAGTTGCGCACTTGTCCTGTGCCGGCGACAGCGATCAATCCATCAGGAGACGCGAAGACAACACCAATGCCAACGAGGTACGCGAAGCTGCGCTTGCTCACACAAGCCTGCGGTACCTCCAACTTGCTCATGCTGTACGCGGCGGGATCATTGCCGAAGGCAAGATACGGGAAGCTTTCAGTGCCGATGACGATCGTGTTGTCGATGTTCGCAATGCCGACGATATCGGTGTCGGTGTTTAACCGGTAATCCAACGGCCAGGCATGTGGGTGGTTCTGCGCAGACAGGCACAGTTGGTTGCGGCGGAAGCCGACCATCACCCCATTAGGGAGTGCCAAGATGCCGCGCATATCGTCTGGAGGCAGATCCCAGTTGTCGGATGCCAGCACCTCGCCGAGTTCAGCATCGGTAAGCACATCCACGTAGTTGGCTGTCGCGAGAGGGATCTCAGCGACGAAACGGAAGACCGTGCCTGTGTTGCCCGTGGCAGCACGATAGATGCGCTTCGCCGTGATGTTGTAGTCGGTGCTGACACCCGTGGGCAGCCCCGTCGGTGTGGTGACCGTGACGGACACGCCATCAGGCCGCGTGATGGTTGCACTCGGCAGGCTCGGCCCGCTTTCCTCGCCAATGCTGTTGACGTAGGTAAAGACGTAGCTAGTGGCCAGATTCGTCGGCACATAGCCGAGTGAACCGCTGGCTTGCACTAGGAAGTTGTCGTAAAGCAGTGTGATGCGATCGTCGCCTTTGGCTACGCAGAAACCGCAGTAGCCGCCCTTCTCGAAGGTGTTCGTCGCAGTGACAGTACCGAGCAAAGCACTGCCCAAAAACAACTCGGCGACGATCGTCGATGTACCGTCAGCCTTGATGGTCTTCGTGGCCTTGACCGTGTACCAGATGTTCTGTGTCAGCACTCCGGTGCAGGCAGCCGAAGCGAGAATGCCACCGGCGCCAGCCGCGAAGTCGACACCGTTGGTGATTGCGATGTCCAGTGAGCCGCCGAACTGACCGAAGAAGATGACACGTGCACCTCCACCCACTGCATTGGTGCCGAACATCACCGGGTTGACACTGCCGGCATTGCCACCGGCATCACCGACATAGACATCGACACTGATCGTCGAAACCGTGGCATCTGCGATGCCGAAGTCGCGGATAGCGTAGGCAGGATTGCCGTTGTTGTTCTCAGCGCCCAACTCAAAGCATGGCGTTGGGTTCCCCAGCGTGTTGTTCTGGATGACCAGCGAGGTGTAGTTGGCGGTGTTCGCCTGGCCCGAAGACACGATCCAGTTGGTCGATAGGTCATTGCACTCGTCGAGGATGTCAACTGAGAAGGATGTCGGTGAAGTGTCGACGCCAGTGACCAGTGTGGGCACGCTATCGGGGTTTGGCACCCCCAAGGGGTACGTCACGACAGGATAAGGTTCAGCGCCTGTCGTGGCCAGTGCGTAGTTCGTCCAGCGTGGCTGCGCATACTGCGCCGGCCCGGTCAGGTACACACGGAAGGTGCTGTCTCCAGGGATGATCCCACGAGCAACGTCAACATCAGTGATCCATGACAACCACTTGCCGTTGAGCAGGTAGATCGTCTGCGGTGCGTTCGCGAGGGTCTTGATGCCGAGAAACTGCCGCCAGGCTTCCAGATCTCCGCTGAGCAACCGCGCGTTAATCGCGTTCTGCGCGGCGTTGTCGGGCAGCAGCTGCGGCGCCAGGCGCGGCACCATACCGCGGAACGAGGCGACTTCGAGTTTCATCGCCAGGTGTGGAAGATGATCTGTCGCGGCCTCGCGCGCACCGGACCTTGGTTGTACCCGCGCTGCTCATCGCCCTTGGCGTTGTTGATCCCTGCACGGAATGCTTTGCCGGCCACCACGGCGCTGTTCGCGTTGCTCCACTTTTGCTCGGGGATCCCGAACAAATACTCAAGCGCACCGGCTTCGATCACCTCTTTCCACTTCGTGATCAACTCGCTCGGCAACGTCGCACTCGGTATTAGCGCTGGGGATGGGAACACTGGCTGCACCGCCACCACGATGTTTACGGCGTAAGCCTTCTCTGGAGTTGGGAAGAAAGTGATCTTCGCATCAGGGATGTAGGCGTACTTCGTCGGCGAACCGGGCCCAACCCAAGGCGAGAACAACGTCTTATCCAGTGGTCGAATGATCCAGGAGTTCAAAGGCAAGCCAACCTGCGCGCCCTTCACATCTCGCACACCGACGATCTCGAGTGCCGGATCCGTGATCTGCAGGTCGTAGATAGCCACGTTGGCGATCGTGTTCGGGCCGCCAACCAGCGTCGCATCAGCACGCAACCAGCGCGTCTGCGCGCAGAAGTTGCGTGCTGCACGCAGATATGCACGCGTCAATGTCAGCGTTGGGCAGCGCCGGACGATCTGTCCGACTTCCGGTACCAGATCGATGATGCTGATGGCGCTCATTTTTCTCCTTCGGAGACGGTGACTTTGGGCGCCACTGCCACTTGGCCTTGGGACTTAATGCCGAGCGATGCACGCGCCTCTTGTGTCAGCGCAGCGCTTTTGGTCAGATCTTGCTTCTTGGTGTTCTTGCGGTACGCATCAGCCAGCGTCAAGCACTTGAGCACGTACTCATAGGTGTCGACAAGAGCGATCGTATCGCTCAGGTTTGCCAAGTTCGGTGGAACCGCACCGTAGTGGATCAACACCTCACCAGTGCCATCGTTCGGCGGTGCCACATTGAACCGACGCGGGTTGCGTGGATCCGCAGAGTAGTGCTCGACGTCACGTTGAACGTTCGTGACTGGCCAGAAGCGCTGCGTTTCGTCCAGCAACTCGTCATCGACAAGCGTGATCCGCATGCCTGTGTACTGGTTCTGGCCGATGTCGAACAGCGCAATGCCGTCGGCAGGCAGATCTTGATTCGTGCCCTGCACCAGCGGCACGAAAGCACGTATCGTGTACGCGTCAGGTTTCCAGAAGCAGAGAGTGCGCTGGGCCTGCGCTAGCGCTTCGAGAAGAGTGGCATCGGACCACGTGACCTTTGCGGTGTCCAACAACTGCTCCCGAACACCGTTCGGGCCGTTGATGATCTGCGCGCCGGTCAACGTGCCCATGTCACTCCGTGAGGTTCAACCCCACACCCTTTTCCTTGGCGAGTGCACGTGCGGCGTCGACGGCCGAGCCACGGCCTTCCGACAAGCGCGACAGTTCCATGACCTTGGCGCGCAGTTTCTTCGCCGGCAGCGTCACATCAAGCGCGGCGCCGAACTCATCCATCGCGAAAGCCACCAGTTCTTCAACGCTGGCCGTGCCAACGTCAAACACCTCGTCTGGTGCGCTGTTCACGATGCGGCGCTTGCCGCTGAGGCCTTGGAGAAAGGCCTGGCGCGTCGGCAAGTCATCCCCTGGGTTGCCATGGTACGGCATGTAGTTCTTCATCTTGCGGATCCCTGGGACATTGGGCATCAGCCGTGCGTCGTCGGTGCAGATGAGGAAGGGAACGGTCTTGTCCTGCCGCTTGTTGACGGCGTTGGCCAGGTTCGCTTCTTGGGTTTCGGTCATTGCCATGAGTTGCCTCGAGTGGTTGGTTGCGGGATCACTTCTTGCCGCGTTTCATCGGCATTTTCTTCGACATGGCCTTCATCTGCTTCTTGTCGCGGGCCATGTCCTCTTTGGACCCTTCCTTGACGCCTTTCTTTTCCTTGTCGAAGGGGGACTTCTCGAACTCTGCTTTGGTCATCTTCGCCATGGTTTTCTCCGGTTGGCGGACGTGGAAAACCGGCGCCCGAAGGCGCCGGCACGAGCAGTTGACGGGGCCTTACGCGCCGTCAGGAATGCCACTTAGACCTGGCGTGTACGCCGGGGTCTGCTTCTTGCCCGAGTCGCTGTTGTCCTGGTCGGGACCCAGCGGCGTGTGCGGATAGCGCGCCTTGGCCTTGCCGCTGGCCTGCGCGTTTTCCTTCTGGATCGTTTCAGGCGGCACCTTGACGCCGTAGTTCGCGCCGTACGGGTTCTTGGTCACTTTCATCTTTGAACTCCTGTGTTGCCGGGGCGGATGGGGACCATCGCAGGCCCCAATCCTACTCCGATTACGAGCGACGGACCACTGCCAGACCGATGTACTTCGACTCGACGACCTTGAATCCGAAGACCATCAGGCCCCGGATGATGTAGCCGAAGTCCGAAGGGTTGTCGATCATCTGGCACTCGACGATCTGCGCCGCGAACGTCAGGCCGGCCGCGTGGCCGAACAAGATGTACGACGCCGGGCCGGGCGAGGTCTGCGTGAGCAGATTGCGCGACTGGTAGATCGTGAAGCGATCGATCTCACCCACCTTGCCGTTGCGCAGGATCGAAACCCCGTCGCCGGCCAGCGAAGCGATACGCAGATCGGACTTCTTGATCAAGGCCACGAACCAGGGCGGCACGACCATCCAACGGCCTTCGTCCGAGACGTTTTGCTCGTCCATGACGGTGCCGCAGTCAACGATGAACTCGACCACAGTGGTCTTGCTCACGCTGACAGGGTTCGTGCTGTCGCCGAGGTTGATGCTGACCGAGTCGACGCCCGCGTTCGGCCCGTGGTTGTCGGCTCCGACCGAAGCCGGAATCGTCGTCAACAGGTCCGAGTCAGCGGCGATGCGCAGCTGGATCGAGCCATCATTGGCGAACACGTCCGCCATGTCGATGTCCGATTGCCGCGAGTCGACCGTGGACAATGCCACGGCAAAGCTCTTCGCCTGATCGATTGCGAGGGTGACCGAGTTGTTCGACGGGTACTGGGACGTGAGGCCCGCACCGATGACGTAGTCGGAGACCGTGACAGTCGGAATCGTGCGGATTTTGACCTGCGCGCCGTAGCCCGCGATCTCGCCCTCGTAATCCGTGCTGCAAATCTCACCGAAAACGGTTGTCTTGTAGAACTTCTCGACCAGCTTGCCGGAGTAGATCTCCGGGTTGAAATTGATGGTGCCTGACGGGCCATAGTCCGGGACACCACCTGCACGAGCAACGCCTGACATGGTGTGTTCTCCTAAAGGTTAGGCGTGTTGAGGCCGCATCACTGCGACCCTCTTAGCTTCTCCAGTCGTTGCTCAAACGCAACCCGTTCTGCATCCTTCACCCTGCCGAGTGCTGCACGCTTGTAGAAGTCCCGGATCTCCTCTTTCGTGGGGGCCTTCACTGCCACATCCGAGGCCGCCGCAGGCGTCTCTGAGGGAGTGGGGGCCGCAGCAGGAGCAGCGGTGACCGGTGGCACTGGCGTTGCCGCCTTGGTGCTGAGAAAGGCCTTGAACATCTTGGCGACTCGCGCTGCGTCAAACGCAGCAACGTGCCGATCAAGCGTGGCTTGGCGTTGTTCTCCGAATTCCGACTCGGGTTGCGCGAGCCAGGCATGCCAGTCCTCACCGACGTCGATTTCGGCGTAGTTCGGGATGCTCTCAGCGAGTTTTTCCCTGAACACCGCCTTGCGGTCTTCCAAATCCTGCGCAGTTTCCCGCTTGCGCTGATCACGAAGGGGCTGCACTTCAGCCTCGATCGCGCGCTGCACGGATGTCTGCGCGGCTTTGTGGGCCGCGAGCGCCATCGCTTCACACTGGGCTTCGCCGAACTGCTCGATCTGTTCCGGGGTGAAATAATCACCTGGATTCAACTTCGCAGCCGGTGCCTTGGCTTGCAAATCGCGAATCTGCGTTTGCAACTCGTCAAACCGTTGCTGGTACTGCTCGCGTTCTGTCACGCGCTCGCGCCGAACGGAGTCCAGGACACCGGCAGTCGCTTTGAAGCGTTGCTTCCAGTATTCGGGATCGCTCTCGCGCGGGTCTGCAGCCGGCGCCGAAGCGGGAGCGGCAGGAATCGCGGGTACGGGCGGCGCAGTCGCCGCAACGGGGGGTGTGGTCTCTGCTGCGTTCGGCGCGGGGGCCGGAGGCGCGCTTGATTCCAGGGGAGCAGCCTTCGATTCGGCTTGTGCTTTCAGCGCATCAGCAATTGCTTGCGAGCGGCGGATCACAGCGCGAGGAAGACGGGTTTCGTTCGAGGTAGGGGAAGCTTGCATTTGGTTCTCCACGGTCCTGGTCTAGCAGGGCGCCGGTAAGAGGTTCAAACCTGCCGAAATTCGCGTGCCGGCGAAGGTTTGCTGCGCACGAGCTTCAGGGATGCGCCTTCGATATCTGCCAGCAGCTTATCCAGCCGCTGTGCGTGCCCTTGCTGGCGATAAACCTCCTCGCCCACACTGGTCCGCAGCTTCATCTCGACGTCTCTCAAGTCGGCTCGTAGAAGCTCACATAGCTTTTTCGCGTCTGGCGACGCTGCGAAACGTGCCAGGAACTCGAGATCTTCGCCAGTGAGCCGCATGGGGCTCAGTGTACTGGAAGTGGGCGCTTACCGTCAATCCAACCCCAACATGCGCAGCGCAAGGATCTCCGCGGCATGCTGGTTGCGGAGTTTCTTGATGCGTTCTTCAGCCTGTGCTTTGTCGGCCCTGCTTTGCGTCGTCAAGGTTTCGATCTCCTGCTCCAAGATGTGGATGCGCGCCAGGATCTCTTCCACCCGTGCTCGTTGCCTGTCGCGATCTCCTGCCACGATGCGCAGTTGTTTTTGCACCTGTGCAAGTTCTGCCGTGGCTTTGTCTCGTGCATTGCCGAGAGTGCGCAGCCGCTTGTTGGCCAGATCGAGTTCGGCTCGCAGCGCAAGAATTTCAGCCGCAGAAGTGTCCTCTGGCACCGGCACAGGGACCGGTGTTGGCGCTGCAACGGCTGTAGGTTCGGGTTGCGGTTCTGGCTTTGCTTCCGGCCAGTTGAATGCCGATCCGAGTTTCCGTTCTTCACGAACAGGCGGCGTGACTGGGGGCACCGTCGCGATCGTCGGTGCTTGCGTTTCCTGCCGCTTCGCTTGCTCTTCGCGCTTCTTGCGCTCGAGACGCATCCGCACGTTCGGGTAGCCGATCAACCGCGGATCGAGTTCTTCTGGCGGCGGTGTTGGAGGTACGCCTTCTTCACCCAATGGCTGTTCAACGAAGCCGAAGTCTTCGGGTTCTGGATCCGCTGGTTGCTGCGAAGCGTCCTCAACCAGCGAGAGCAGCGGTTCATCTTCTGTCGCTGCATCCGCTGACAGCGGTGCCTCTACAAAACCTTCGGCGAACTCATCTTCTTCGAGTTGCAATGAGGCATCATCGAATGATGTGAGCGCTTCTTCGGCGTCTGCAGACAGCGGCGCATCGCTGAAGCCTTCAAGTTCATCCTGCTCATCGGGTTGTTGCGCTGCATCCTCGACGATCGCCAACATGGGCGCGTCTTCAGCCAGCGGGGCATCTGCAAAGCCTTCAACCTCTTCATCGTCTTCAGGCTGCGCGAAATCTGCCGCAGGAACTTCTTCGGCGGCCTCTTGGAGAGGTTGGTCTACGAAACCTTCGAGTTCCTCCTCAACATCCTCGGGCTGCGCGATCTCCTGAGCACCTTGGTCGTCTTCCTGGAGGGGGCCGTCGGTGAAACCTTCGGCGTCCTCATCCTCTTCGGGTTGCGCGAGCTCGGGCAGTACCAAGGGCTCTTGCACATCGGCTGGGCGAGGATCATCGGAGAAGCCTTCTGCCGGCTCGTCTTCGTACTCGGGCTGCGTCGAAGCGTCTTCGATCAGCGCGAGTTGTGGAGAGTCTTCAGGACGAGGCTCATCTGAGAAGCCCTCTACGTCCTCAATATCCTCGGGTTGCGCGATCTCCTGAGCACCCTGATCGTCTTCCTGCAAGGGCTTGTCGGCGAAGCCCTCGGCATCCTCATCCTCCTCGGGCTGTGCGAGCTCGGGCAGCGCCAAGGGCTCTTGCACATCGGCCGGGCGAGGATCGTCGGAGAAGCCTTCTGCCGGCTCGTCTTCGTACTCGGGCTGCGTCGAAGCGTCTTCGATC